TGCAACGAAACAATATGGCATGTACAAGACCGCTCGTAAGAGTACCGACAAAAGACGGAGGGTACCGCATAATCAGCCTGAAAGGGTACATAGAACACACCGGCTTATACCTAAGCCAAAAAACAGACAAAAAGACTCAAGCCAGGAACGAGAAAAAAATCAAAGAGCAACTGAAGAGCCAGGACGCACAGCTATTGCCATGTGGTCACTGTCCGGCTTGCAAAATGGCAGCAGCAAGCAGCTGGGCAAACCGAATGGAATTAGAATTGCCGTATCATGAAAATGCATGGTTCATTACATTGACATACGATGAAGAACATGTACCACTTCGAGCAGTATGGAGCGAGGAAACAGGCGAAATCTACACCGAGAACTACTCGCTCAAATATGAGGACATGCAAAAATTTTGGAAACGGCTCAGAGATCACATCAGATACCATGAAAAAAAATGCGGTCAACTGATGTACTTTCAATGTGGTGAATACGGTGGAAAAACACACAGGCCACATTATCACGCGATTGTATATGATCTTCCGATAAAACAAGAAGAATTAAAAATTTACAAAAAGAAAAACGGCGCTGTATATTACAACGTCGATTGGATTACGAAATTGTGGGGTTTGGGTCATGTTGTCATTGCTCTGGCAGAATGGAAAGCAATGGCATATACAGCCAGATACACCACAAAAAAAGTATATGGAAAGGAGGGCAAAGAATTTTATAACGAACTCGGAATTCTGCCAGAAAAATGCAACATGAGCAAAAGACCAGCAATTGGAGCGAGATATTTTGAAGAACACAGCAAGGAAATCTACGAAAACGACAAGATTCAACTGAAAAATGGAAAAGTGTGCAAACCGCCGCGGTATTTCGATAAACTGTATGATGCAAAATGTCTGAAAAAACCACTCTCGGAATCAGAAGTAGAAGATATTGAGCTGATAACAGAAAAAGCCGAGTCCGATGAACTCAAAGCGATTAAAAGAAAACGTCGTAAACTTGCAAACGACGCACTCTTCGCTAAGCTCAAACAGAACAACGGCTTAACTCTACAAGAATATTATAACAAGGAAGATCAACTAATTCAAGACCGATTCAAAAAACTGATAAGAGACGAAATATAAGGAACGGCGATTAAGGGCGCAATCCGGGTGCAGAACTCTGGGTTGCGCCTTGCTTTTCATACGGCCCGGGCCGACCGGGCCTAGCGCAAGGCCTCAAACAAAGACCTTGCAATATTTTTTTTTTTGCTAAAATAAAAACAAAAGGGGGATTAAAAATGTGAAAATCTACAGAATGCACAACGACAAAAACGGACAGGTAACGAAAAATTTTAAGGTCAGAGAATATGCCTGTAAGGATGGCAGTGATTTGATACTGATAGCAGACGAGCTGGCAGAACTGCTGCAAGAAATCCGAAACAGACTCGGAGTGCTGCACATCAACTCAGGGTTCAGGACAGAAAGCTGGAATGAAAAAGTAGGCGGAAAACCTTACAGCTACCACCTGGCCGGAATGGCAGCGGACATCTGGGTAAAAAATGTAAATCCAAAAAAAGTGGCTCAGACAGCAAGTGAAATCCTCGGCACACACGGAGGAGTGATCTTATACACGAACTTCGTACATGTCGATGTGAGAAAAGACTTTTACAGAAAGGGGGTATAACCAATGATTACTTTGAAAGACGTAAAAGGAATCTTCAACCAACTTCGGAAGATCCTAGCAATGCTGGACAAAATCTATCACGCAATGGAACTCGATAAGGAGAAGTAAAAATGGCACACAGAATGCCCGTAAATCCGAAAAAGGATAAGAAAATCTTCACCAACACGGCAAAGAAGACGAAGAAAATCAATATCAACCCGAAGCCGTCTCGGGGTGGTATCCGACTGTAAGGAGGAAAAAACCATGATCTTTCAGGTATATGCAGTAAAAGACGAACTGGCCGGCACTTTCGGCAATCTGATAGTAGTAAACGAAAAGGTGGCAGCACGCACCTTTAAGTGGATGGCACAGGAGATGGAGAAGAGCGACGCCGAAGACAAACGGGTCTATCTGATGGCCCAGTACGACAACGAGAGCGGCCTGATCGTGCCGATCGGCATTCCGGATCTGACCTATAACCTCGAAATGATGAAAAAGGAGCAGGAAAATGGCAGTAAGAATCTTTAAACCATACGAAGACGAAAAACCACCTGCACCGTTCAACGATCCAGGCGACATCATGGAACCGCAGTATAAGGAGCGGTATGATGAAAGAGGCGTAGCCTATCTCGAAAAAGTGGGCGAAATAAACATCTATGAAAAAATCCAAAGTTACCGGGATGAATGCGACGTCATGAGCATCCTCAGCCGATACGCAGCCGGAGATCAGACTGTCCTTGCAAAACCAGGTTGGTACATCGACACCAGCAAACTACCGAGCAGCTACACCGAATTCATGAACCTCATGAACGAGCAGCGAGAAAAATTTGATAATCTGCCACTAAACATCCGGGCAGCGTTCGGAATGTCCTTTGAAAAGTGGGCAGCAACCGCAGGAGATGAAAGCTGGATGAAAGCCATGGGCTTTGAAAAACAGCAGAATGCAAAAAAAGAAACCGCTGCAGCAACAGAAGAAAATGTGCAAAAAGGAGAAAATAAATGAATCGAAACAGCGAACAGCACTATGCACAAGTGCCACGAGCAGAAATCCAGAGATCACGTTTCAAACGAGATTTTAACCTGCTGACGACAATCAACGAGGGCGATCTGGTACCGATCTACTGTGATGAAGTTTTGCCGGGCGATACCGCAAAAATCAGCATGAACGCACTCATGAGAATGAGTACACCACTCTATCCGGTCATGGATAACTGCAACTGCGACTTCTACTTCTTCTTCGTGCCGTCACGTCTGCTGTGGGACCACTTTGAAAACCTCATGGGACAGAACGACAGCAGCTACTGGGCGGAACCCGTAGAATACACGACTCCGAAAACCAAAGCACCGAAAGGCGGATGGAATGTCGGAACTGTCGCCGATTACTTCGGAATCCCGACAGGCGTTGAAAACATCGAAGTAAACAGCCTGCCGTTACGAGCATACACAAAAATCTGGAATGAGTGGTTCAGAGACGAAAATCTTAGCGAACCACGACCAATGAGCACAGGAGACGAAACAACGGAAGGGGCAAACGAAAATGATGGCGGGCTAAATTCACCGGAAAAAGGCGGACAAATCTTAAAAGTAACCAAATATAAAGACTACTTCACAAGCTGTCTGCCAAGTCCTCAGAAAGGCGAAGCCGTGACACTGCCGCTGACTGGTAATGCACCAATCAGAACTTACACTGATAAAGAAATGACAAAACAAGCGGCCGCAATCGGAAACCCAGAGTTTTACTACTCACCATGGACATGGGGAGGCACAGAAGCAGACCTCCAGCAGACCTACGACTTAGAAAACATCCCGAATTTTCAAAGCCGAATGATTGGCATAGCAAAAGACAAATATAACTTCGTAGAACAAGGCAATATTAACCCCACCAAAAAAGTATACGTAGGCGCAGATCTGAGCACTACCGCAAGCGCAACCATCAACGAACTCCGGCAGGCCATCGCAGTACAGCATATCCTTGAACGAGATGCCAGAACGGGAACCAGGTACAAAGAAATCTTACAGGGTGCCTGGGGGGTCACCTCGCCGGATGCAAGACTCGACCGAAGCGAATACATCGGCGGATACAGACTGCCAATCAACATCAATCAGGTAGTGCAGACCTCCAGCACAGACAGCACAAGTCCGCAGGGCAACACCGGCGCATACAGTATGACAACCATGTCCAGAAAAATGTGCACGTACAGCGCAACAGAACATGGGTATATCATTGGACTGGCGGCAGTACGAGTAGAACACAGCTATCAGCAGGGCCTTGCTCGAATGTGGACGCGGAGCACCAGATTCAGTTATTATGATCCAATGCTTGCAAACCTCGGTGAACAGGCAGTGCTCAATCAGGAAATCTATGCACAGGGAACCGCACAAGATGAAGAGGTTTTCGGCTACCAGGAAGCCTGGGCAGATTACAGGTACCGCACAAACATGGTAACCAGCGAAATGCGCAGCACCTACAAACAGACATTGGATGCATGGCACTATGCGGACAAATACAACGAGCTGCCAAAACTAAGCGGAAGATGGATAACAGAAAATAAAACAAACATCGACCGAACATTAGCAACTGAGAAAACCAACAGTCATCAGTTCATCTGCAACTTCTACTTCGACCAGACGTGGACAAGACCTCTCCCGATCTACAGCATCCCGGGCCTGGAAACGATTTAAGGAGGGGACAAAATGGGCTTGTTTACAACACTCATGGGTGGATTACAAATAGCAGGAATGCTATCAAGCATCTACTCAAACCTCAAAGGCAATTCATCCAGCGCAACCGGACAGAACACAATGAACAATACCATCTCGAGTGGTACAGTCACCGGAAACAACGCTCAGACCACCACAGGAGCCGGAGGAAGTGTGCAGACAGGCAATACCTCAGCACTCGGAAACCTGCTATCCACAGCCGTGGGAACGCCGACAGGAAACAACACTCAGACCGCAGCTGATTTCAACTTAGGCAGCGCAACAACAGCAAACGACCTGCAAACCAATCAATGGAAACTCGGAAACATCATCAACCTGGGGGCAAGCCTGGCAACCAATGCGATGAGCGCAGCGAGCCAATCAAGCGCCATGAGATACAATGCCAAGGAAGCACAGCTGCAAAGAGACTGGGAAGAACGGATGAGCTCAACCAGCTATCAAAGAAGCGTAAAAGACCTCGAAGCAGCAGGGTTAAACCCAATCTTAGCAGCTTACAACGGATACGGCGCAAGCACACCGTCCGGAGGATATGCATCAGTGAGCGGAGGTCAGACCTACAGCCACACACAGGCAATGGCAATTCCAGCAGCCAAAACGGCAACCATGCAGGCCATGTATGACTATGGCAACAACACAGCACAGGTACTGACGAACTTGCAAGCAACGATCAACAGCGCCAAACAGTCAAATGATTACTGGACAGCAGAACAGCTGCAGGGCATGATGAGCCAGATCACAGACACCAGCGCAAAACAGGTGGGACAGCTGAGCAAAACAGAACGGAACCAGTACAGCGAGGAGACACAAAGCAAAAAATCTGAGGTATCCGGCAAAATTGAGGGCAAAATAAAACACTAATTGACAGGAAAGAACAGAAGGTGTATAATATGAGTGTACTAATCACACACTTCATCTAGGAGGCACAACATGCGCAGTCAAATTGAAAAGAGAACAAACATCAACTTAACCGGCAAAGAAAAAGAATCACTGGAAATTCTATCCAAAATGCCAAGGTTTAAAGGATGGACGAAAAGCGATCTCATGAGACAAGCAATAAACGTATATGCGAGAGAAATGGAAGAACTATTTCCCGAAACAAGGGACGATGGAGAAGAACCAGAACTCATAACCGAAGAGGATGAGCTACCGTTCTAGAAACGAACATGGCCGGGGAAACCCGTCCAGTTCTGCAACATATATCCATGGGTTTTTTTGGGAAAGAGCTAAATTTTCTGTCAATGGGCCCCAATAACATCAAGAGGGTTATTGGGGCCCATTGAAAAGGAGGTGCAACGAAACAATATGGCATGTACAAGACCGCTCGTAAGAGTACCGACAAAAGA